CGCTTTGTTCCTATGTCAACATGCAAGAAACTGTTATAGCATCCAATACCTGTAAATCCTGCGTTAATTGCACGTTGTATCATATCAATTCTGCCTGCGGGACTATTTATTCCCCATTGCACATCAATTGCCATACGCTTTACGTGCGCACTGTTCGTTGCGCCGCACACATATGCATTATATGCTGGTGAACGATGAGCGCTGTTTATTGTAATAGGACGTCCTAGGCTTTTTGCAAAGTTTTCTAGTTTAGTCCATGCTTCTGGTAATACTCTAGGGTTTACGTGAGATTGTACTATAATCCATTCTGAAGTAGGTCTAAAAACATCTTGATCATACAATGCATCAGAACCTGTTGCAGCAGCACTTCCTGGCGCTGCTTTTTTTGGTGCGCCTGTACAAGTCGTGCCGCTGACTTCAGCATCTAATTGTTCGAGTGCCTCGTTAGTGTCTGGATCATTGCCAGCTGCTTGTTCTGCTGCTCTGCCTTCAATAATTGATCTTGCTTGTGGGTCACTAATTCCCACTGTGTCGGGTATTCCTAGTAAATCAACAATGGCACTGCCTGCCACTAAGCCGCCGTTTACAAAAACGTCTCGACTAATTACTCCGTTACCATATAATACTCCTGCCATTATTGTGCTCCTGAACTATAATCTATTGCTGGCGGCGGTGTGTCACCCGACCTATTTATTGCCGCTTGTGCTTCTGGTGACCTTGCTACAACTTGTCCTGTAGTAGGATCAATTAAGTCTGCATTAGGATTAGCATTTTGTGATGCTGTTTGTCCTTCTGGTCTTGCAAACGGCCAACGCTTCTTTGGTGCGGATGCATTTGGAATGCCATCAGGTGGACCTGGAGGCGCGCCTGCTACAATAAGTCCAGTTGATTCATTATCAAAGCCCAGTTGTTCGCCTAGTGCAAATTTTACTACAGTAGTAACTGGACCACGTGAACCGTCATCTGGACCTGCTGTTCCTGCTGCTTCCCAATAGTATTGTCCACTTACTCGTATTAATACTTTTAAGTCTGCTGGATCTTCTGTAACGCCTAATGCAGCAAGTATTGTTGTTCTTTCAGCGTTTAAGTCTGCGTTGCTTTCACCAGTTGCAGCAGCAACTGATGAGCCATTTGGAAGTGTTCCTGCGTCTATTGCTGCTGCAACTGCTGCTGCTGTATTGCCTACTGCTGAACTCATACTTACTGCTAAGAGTGCTCGTTGGAAGTCGTTGAGTACTGTGCTTGTAGCAATGCCACTCTCTGGATCAGATTGTAATTTCTGCAACAATCTTACGTCATCTCGGATGCCTGTTAGTGCTGTAATAATCCGATTGTATTCTGGAGTCATGTCTAAGTGTTGATATGGTGCTGGCATTATGCTATGTTACCTCTTGTGGTCATAATATCTTTTAGATATTGCGGCGCATTTACACTGTTAGTTGGGTTAGTGCCTCCCCAGTATCTGTCAGCCCTTATACCTGATATTAGGCCTTCCAGCTGTGCTTTCCAAGCAATGTCAACAGTAAGGGTTTCGTTATTCATATAACCATTGCCCATACCTACACCTGTTATGCCTGTATTTTTACATTCTTCTACAAATTTTAATATAACTAAAAGTTGCTTAGGATCGGTTGTCTCTAATCTAGTTCCAGTACCATCTAACAATTGTATATCTGCTGCAAACCCTTTGTCATATCTGTTAGACCCAATTCTAGTCCTGCCGTTTTCGCCGCCTTCTCTTACAGGTACCTGACCGCCACTACTAATAGTAATGTTAACACCAGCTGTTTGAGCAGCGCCGGTAATTATATTCATTAGTTGTGATTGTATAGGAAGATTACGAATACTATCTAGTGAATATGTAACTAATCCTTTGCCGTCGCCTTTGACTGTTACTAATTGATCAAACGGTACAGTGTTTTCATAGTATGTTTTGCCATCTGAGCCTACAATAGCAGTTGATGCTGAAGAACCGTATCCAGCACTTTGATTAGTATTTGAGTCGCCTCCGACAAAACCAGAGGCACTATTTGTAGTATTTCTAATTGCATTGTAATTAGCTGCGCTTGTATTGCCTAAGTTCGTAGGATTGCCTACCTCGGCATTAACTAAGTCTAATATTTGTGACTGCTGTAAATTAATATAATCTAGTGCTGCTTTTGCAATGTTTGCAGGATTGTTTGCTACGCTATCAGCTTCACGTTGATAGATGCCTTTGCTTCTGTCATCGCCTCTATCTGTGATAATACGCAAGTCTGTTTGTATGTCTTCAAATAAACTTGCTATTTCTGCTAAACATGCTTTGTGTGCGAGGTCATAGTCAATATGTATGTGATCCGGTGGACCTGAGCCTGGATCGGTATCAATGTCCGGATGAAGAACTGTAGTTTGACCTACGCCTTCCGAAGCACTATCTTCAAATATATTTGCACCTGCTATTGACATTTACATTCCTCGTATTATACTAGTATATTTATCCGAGAATTTAGACTAGTTGAATACTGCTGGTACTTGCCATATACTGTTTTGCAATTTCACCTTCGGTCTTAGCAACACAACTTACAGTATTTGCTAAAATATTAAACTTTGCATCAGGTGACACACTGTACATATACGGTGCTAGACCTAAGCCTTCTTGTTGCATAATTAATACCATAGGCTTTTTAAGCGTAAACTTTGTTGTTGTTTCTTCTTCTAAACGAGCAACAATTTCTTCGCCTGAACTTAATTTTAGAGACACAGTGTCTCCATTTTTGTATGGTGCTTCAATTAACATTATAGTGAGTATCCTGTTCCGTTATAGTTAGTTTCTTCTAAGTATGTGCCTAGCTTGTCGTAGCCACCAATTTTTGTTCCGTGTACTGTAATTTGTGGGAAGGTACGTGCTCCTGGAAACTTTTCAAGTACCTCGTCACGGGTAAAGTCTGTGCCAAGTTGAAAGTACTTGAACGGTAACTTTCTTTTTTCGCACAATGCCTTTGCCATATCACAAAAGGGACAAGCTGGTTTTCCATAAATTTCAATCATAAACTGAATCCTTTGAAAGTGTCTGTTGATACATCTTGTTTAGTGCCACCACTAACATATGATGTAATTTCTGTTTCTTGTGGAGCAACTTGTACTTCGCTTCCACTAATCCATTTCTGTGTCCAAGGCAACGGATTGCTCTTTACACTGTATGGACTTTTTAGATTTACATTAGTCATTCGACGTGTGCAAATCCACTCAATGTATCCACTCAACAACTCTGTGTTAAGTCCAATCATTGATCCATCTTTAAACAAATATTCTGCCCAAGCCTTCTCCTGATCAACTGCATCAACAAACATCTGAATACATGCTTCTTCTGTTTCTTCTGCAATCTTTACATAGTCCGGATCGTCTTTCTTAAGAATTTTTAGCAACATCTGTGTGCTTGCTAAGTGCAAGTTCTCGTCACGGGCAATAAGTTTAATAATCTTAGCATTGCCTTCCATTTGCTTCATCTCTGCAAATGCCCAGCTACAAGCAAAGCTTACATAGAAACGTACACCTTCAAGAATGTTAACACTCATTAGTGTAAGCCACAACAATTTCTTTAGTTCATAAAGATCAACTGTAATCTTCTTGCCGTTAACAGTATGTGTGCCTGCGCCTAGTAGTTTGTACCAGCGTGTAGTTTCGATAAGGTCATCATAGTACTTGCTAATGTCTCCAGCACAGTCTGCAATCTCTGCAATGTCTAGCATCTCATCAAAGATTTTGCTAGGGTTGCTGTATACGTTACGAATAATATGTGTGTACGAACGTGAGTGGATTGTTTCTGAGAACGTCCACGTTGTGATCCAATTCTCAATCTCTGGCAAACTTACAATAGGCGAAAATGCTTCTACTGGCGCACGACCTTGTACACTGTCTAGTAGGATCTGACGCTTTAGGTTGCTTGTAAAGATATGACGCTCATGGTCACTAAGGGCTTTAAAGTCTTTGCTGTCTTTGGTTACATCAACTTCTTCTGGTCGCCAAAAGAATCCTAATTGCTTATCTGTAAGCCCGTCAAAGCTTTTGTACTTCAGCGTATCATAACGCTGGATTGTAGGACCGCCCGTTGGATCCAAGAATGCTAATACTTTTGTATGGTCTGCTTTATTTTCAGTGTTAAAAACGCTCATTTATATCTATTACCCTTGTGTATATGTGTATAGTACTACTATAACACGCCCCGACGGGCGTGTCAAGTATTATTTAGATTGTGCAACCGTCACAATCTTCGTCGTCTACTTCAACGACTTCAAGTTCGCCCATCATCTTGTTAACATCAACTTCGCCTTGTCCGTCATTGGTGTTAAAGTAATACAACTGCTTGCCGCCTAGCTTGTAGAACATCAAAAGATGCTGCAACATTGTGCTCATTGGGATCTTTTCATCTTCAAAGTAGATCGGATTGTAGCTAGTGTTAACAC